GATCAGTCTATAGCTAAGGAGCTAGGCATCGAGCGCTGGGGATGGGTGACACAGGTCCGTGAGCAGTTCTTTGGTCCCGATGGGAACGAAGAGGATCACGTCTGGGTTAAGGGCCTCGAAGACTGGCTAAAGAAGACTGATGGTCAAGTTGAAGAGATCCAAATTGCCCTGGCAAGTCTGGAGACGTCACGCAAAGAGGCGAAAGCCTTACTGACTAAGGTCAAGAATTACGTCAACGCTAAGAAGGCGGCGGCGTGACACCATGCAAGCAATTGAACAAGTTGAGAGCGAGTTCGTACAGCACGTCCCGTGTGACCAATGTGGATCACGGGACAATGGTGCGATGTACAGCGACGGGCACGTCTATTGCTTCGGCTGCGGAGCATGGGCTGGCGGCGACGGAGAGGCCCCACAGTGGACCCCAAAGGAGCGTCCTGAGGTACCACTAATCAACGGCACTTTCCAGGCTCTACGGACGCGCAAGCTGACCGAGGAGACCTGTCGCAAGTTTGGCTACACGGTTGGTAAGTACAAAGGCGAGACCGTCCAATTGGCAACCTATCGAGACAAGAAGGGGCGCCCAGTCGCACAGAAGGTGCGAACTAAAGATAAAGACTTTTCCGTTGTAGGTAACGGACGAGACATGACGCTGTTTGGGTCACACTTGTGGTCCAACGGTAAGATCCTGGTGATCTGCGAAGGTGAGATAGACGCAATGTCAGTTTCACAGATGCAGAACCATAAGTGGCCTACTGTCAGTCTTCCCAATGGGGCTAAGGCTGCAAAGAAGGCTCTACTAAGTAACTACGATTATGTGACCAGCTTCGACTCTGTTGTCCTCATGTTCGACAATGATGAACCTGGTCGTGAAGCTGCCATTGAATGTGCAGAGGCTTTGCCCATCGGTTTGTGCAAGATCGCAAACCTCGGGGAACACAAGGACGCCAATGAGGCACTTGTGAAAGGAGATGCTCAGACAGTCATACAGGCGATCTTCCAGGCCAAGCTCCATCGGCCTGATGGGATCGTGGCAGCTGCCGATCTCCGAGAGGTCATTGGTGTCGGGGATGCTGTCTCCCCGATTAGTTATCCTTACAGCAAGCTCAACGATATCACGAAGGGCTTACGGCTGGGGTCACTGGTCACCATTGCCGCTGGCTCGGGGGTCGGCAAGTCTACCTTCGTCAGAGAACTGATGTACCATGTACAACAGTCTGGGTTCCCAATTGGCATGATGATGCTCGAAGAGAGCACCAAGCGTACCGCCCAGGGCCTGGTTGGTCTTCACATGAACAAGAACATCAGTGTGTCTGTCGAGGACACTTGTGAAGAGGACATCGTCAGTGCGTTTGATGACATGTGCAAGGCTGGTGAGTTCTACCTGTTCGATCACTTTGGGTCTACGGATCTAGACGTCATCGTCAATCGCATCCGCTACATGAACAAGGCACTGGGATGCCAAGTTATATGTTTAGATCATATTTCGATATTGATCAGTGGACTTACTTCAGGTGTCAACGATGAGAGACGCCTGGTTGATGACATCATGACCAGGTTGCGTGTCGAGGTACAGGCTCTAGGCATCTGCCTTATCCTGGTGTCCCACCTACGTCGCCCACAAGGGGACAAGGGACACGAAGGGGGTGCCCAGGTCAGCCTCAGTCAGCTGCGTGGATCACATGCGATAGCGCAGCTGGCAGACACGTGTATTGGCCTCAACGTCGATGCTGAGGATCCAACCTCAGGCAAGCGTAACATCGTTGTCTTGAAGAACAGGCACACGGGCGAGGTCGGGGCAGCTGGTGTCCTCAGGTACGACCTAGAGACGGGGCGTCTGACTGAGACAAATGACTTCAACGAGTTCGAAGACATCCCGTTCTAGTGATGCAGTGGTTTACCATCTTATTCATTGAGTACACCAGTGCTCAGTATGGCTATCTGTCAGCACAGATACTGTTCCCCACATACAAGCAATGTGAACAGGCTATGGAGATCCATCAGCCTCTTTACGAAACCTATCGAGACGCGGCGGTCTACTGCCGCCCCATCAAACTAAGCAGGTCCATCAGACCCAAATTGAGACCACAGGAGAGCAACAATGGTTTCTGAACGCTATTTACAACCGTTAACTATGAACGACTACCAGGCCGACACGGCCCAGTATGCCATCTATAAGTGGAAGGTGATCTACCCTGCACTGGCACTGAATGAGGAAGCTGGAGAGGTCGCTGGTAAGATCTCAAAGCTGATCCGAGATAAGGGCTTGAAGTTCGATGGCACAGAAAAGCTGACAGACGCGCAACGTGCAGACATCATCTTCGAGCTAGGTGACTGCCTATGGCAAATTGCTGCCCTATCACGTGACCTGGGCGTCAGCATGAATGAGGTCGCACACATGAACCTGGAGAAGCTGCGGCTACGTGCTAAACGTAACACGATCAGTGGATCTGGAGACCACAGATGAAGAAGTGGCGGGGACGCTACCCCGACTCCGACAAGGAGCTATACGAGGTCGCACATGTGACCTTCGAGATCTCGGAAGAGCATAAGACATTCGCATTGATTGCTGGTGAAGCTGTCAGTGCCAAGGATCGCCGCCCGTTGTTCAGTGGTCATATCACTGATGACATGTGGAAGCAGTTGGCAAACCTAGCTGACCGCGTAAAGGCGATTAACCCATGACCCGCTGGGTCTGGGACCTGGAGAGCGACGGATTACTAGACACTGTTAGCAAGATTCACTGCATTGTGCTGAGACACGTTGAGACCGACGAGGTGCAAACCTACGGCCCCGACGAGATCAAAGCTGCAATGTTTACACTGATGAATGCTGATGAGGTCATTGGTCATAACATCATTGCGTATGACATCCCCGCACTCCAGAAGGTATATCCAGGATTTGAGGTCTTAGGTAAGGTCACGGATACACTCGTACTGTCACGGCTGGTCGAGGCCAACCTGGCAGAGAAAGACAGCATACGGCACGCCAAGGATCCCCAGAGCTTCCCAAAGAAGATGACTGGGGCACATAGCCTGAAAGCCTGGGGTTTACGCCTGGGTGACTTCAAGGATGACTATGATGGCGGCTGGGAGAACTACAGCCAGGAGATGCTGGACTACTGTGTCCAGGATACTCAGGTGACCAAGGTTCTTTATGAGCACTGTATGTCACGTGGGTTTAGTGAGCAGTCAATCACGTTAGAACATTCGTTAGCACAGATCTGCTTTGAGATCGGTAACAACGGATGGACTTTCGATGAGCGCAAGGCATATGAACTGTACGCAACACTGGCACAGAAACGTGAGGAAATACGTCAGGGTCTAGACGAACTGTTCCCCCCCTGGGAGACGACTGAAGAGTTTATCCCTAAGCGTAACAATAAGACCCTAGGCTACGAGGAAGGCGTCCCGTTTACCAAGCGTAAAGAGGTTGTCTTTAACCCAAGTAGCCGACGTCACATTGAGTTCTGCTTGCGTCAAAAGTATGCCTGGAAGCCAACTAAGTTCACAAGCACTGGTCACGCTCAGATCGACGAGACAGTCCTGGGTAAACTTCCGTATCCTGAGGCTAAGAAGCTGGCAGAGTTCTTTATGCTAGAGAAGCGTGTAGGGCAGCTGGCAGAGGGTCCACAGGCGTGGCTAAAGAGGGTCGACAGCTTCGGTAAGATCCGACACACGATTGTGTCTGGGGGCACGGTCTCGGGACGCGCATCACATCGAGGGCCAAACCTGGCCCAGGTGCCAAAGACATCACTCCCGTATGGCAGAGAGTGTCGTGAGTTATTCACGGTGCCAGAGGGCTGGTGGCTGACTGGCAGTGACCTTAGTGGTCTGGAGCTACGCTGTCTTGCCCACTACCTGAATGACGGTGGTGAGTACGCCGAGCAGATACTGGAAGGTGACATCCATACGCACAACGCAAAAGCGTTTGGTGTAGACAGGAACACTTCGAAGACCCTGGTGTACGCCATGATGTATGGTTCAGGTGACATGAATCTCGGCAAGATCGCTGGTAAAGGCGCAAAGCACGGCAAGCAGCTGAAGGAGAACTTCAACAAGAACATCCCAGCGTTTGGAACACTGCTCCGAAGACTTAAAGCAGCACACGAAAAGAGGGGCCACTTGATTGGTCTCGATGGTAGGA